CGGCAGGCAGTACAATTGCAGCGGTTCGCCTGGGGGGGTAATGGGTTCTTTCAATGAACTCATGCGCCGCGCTAGATAATACACTGGTAAAAACGTTTAATGTCGATAACGGAGTGACGCTATTCCCCGATACTCCGCAGGAAATAACCGTCAGGGGGGTCTATGACGCCCCTTTTTCAGGTGTTGATATTGCCGGGGGGCGAATATCCAGTAGTGATACGTGTATTACCCTCCATGATATTGACTGCGTTAACCTGAAAAAACGAGACACTATAAAAATTATCGGGAAATTATGGACCGTCCGGGAAATGCAGCCGGACGGCACAGGGTTAACCGATATTTATATAGACCCCAAAACAACCAGCGAAAACAGCGCCTATTCAAAATATTAGCGGGTCCGCCCGCTATTCTCAGGTTTCAAAAATGGCAGATCCCCGCAATACGCATCAAATGTTCGATATCGACATGAGCGCATTAACTGGCCTGCGTGATGCTATCGAGGCAACAAACAGTCAGATGATGGGCGCATATAACCGCGCCCTGAAACGAACGGCGCTACACATGCACCGGGTATCCGTGAGCATGATCCTCGAATCGCTGGCGGTAAAAAAACGCAAAACTGTCACCAAACGCGTTCAGAAATTTATCAAAAAACGCGACGCGGGCGGGTCGGGTGAATTGAGTAGTGTCAAGCTGTGGTACGGCATGAATCCGTTTCGCATCCACGAACTGCGCGGTGCCATGAAACAGCCCCGCGCCCAAAAACAGCCGCGCGACCCTGAAACAGGGCGCTTTCTTAAAACCAAAAAAGGGGCGAGAAACGCCACTTTTATACCAAAAGGTGCGGCCCTCAAGCCCACAACGTATGACGATTCGTTTGTGGCCGAGCATTACGGCTATAAGGCGATCTGGATACGCAAAGACGAGCGCGCCGGCATTCGTGAGGCCCGCGTTCCGGTTGCTGATTTGGTGCAGGACGAAATCGACGAATATATTGCTGACGCTATCGGCCCGGTATTTATGCGCTATTTCGAGCAGGATTTACGCGGGCGCGTGGCCGGAAACGTTCACGTTAACGGCAGAGGAAAACGCATATGAGCACACAAATAACCGGCATGGACGCGCTGGACGATTACACAAACCGTGTCCGGGCGGCTATCTCGACAATCCCGTTTATTAAAACGGTCGGTATTTATCCCGAAATTCCCGACGGATTTGACACGCCAGCGATATTTTTTGAGGTTGAGAGCTGGGTATCAACTGACGAAACAGTGCCCGGCACTGCGCTGGGGGTTGAGCTGAACTGTAATCTGTACCTGTTGCGTGAATTTGCCGCCGATCAGTACGGGCAGAAAGCCAGAAACGCCGCGCTCTACGTGTCTGGCTGGATAAACGGGCGCCAGTTTGGCCCGGCTACAAAACCCGCCGTATTCGTCAGCGCGGAGGAGGGCGACTGGCAAAAATCCGGAAAATCCGTGGCGTCACACTCGGTCTGGTGCGTATCGTTTTCGCAGATAGTTGGCGTCGGTGCCGATCCGTTCGATTACCCGTCAAGCGGTACGCTCAAACAAATTTTTGTCGGTTTAGCGCCTGATATCGGTGCTGCGCACGAGGAGGATTATTTTGGACCAATCCCGCGATCCGGAGAGTGAATATACCCTGGCGGACTCATTTCGCCGGTTGCACAATCTCGTCAGGCGTGGGCTGGTGGCTGAGGTGCAACTGAGCCCACCACGCTGCCGGGTGTCGTTCGGTGGTGAGCACAAAACCGGCTGGCTCCAGTGGTATACCCTGGCGACCTCCGAGCGAGTAGACTGGAGCGCTCCGAAAATCGGCGATCCGGTCACCGTAATTTCCGAGGGCGGCGATCTGCGCAACGGGGTTGCTCTGCTGGGGCTGCTCGTTGACGACCGGGGCGCGCCGTCGGATAAACCTAACGAGCACGTTACTAAATATTGTGACGGCGCGACGCAGACCTACGACACCGCCAGCCACGTATTCACCTGGCAGGGCGTGCCTGATGGTGTTGTGCGTATCCTCGGCGAGTCAAAAATAGAAATACTGGGGCGCGCAGACGTCACGATAACCAGTGAAAACGTTGTGAATATTCACGGCGGCAAAGTTATCAACGCGGACGCCGAGGTGATAAACGTTACCGCCACCGACACGATCAACGCACACGCGACGACAATCAACGCCACGGCGACCGACTCAGTAAACGTAATTGCGGCCAACGCTGTCGATTTTACGTCAACCACGTTTACGGCCACGGCCCCCGGTGGGATTACGTTAAACGGACCTACCCGGATTACTCAGACGCTCGTCACGGTCGGGAACGCCACGTTCCTCTCCGATCTGAGCGTGACCGGCGAGGAGGGCGGTTCGGGCAATATCAGAACAAACGGCAGCGTGTTTGCTGGTCAGGAGGTTCAGGATCGCCTGGGCACAATGACGGAAATCCGCGTGACCTACAACGGACACACGCACACCTGCCCGGATGGCGATACCAGCACGCCGTCAATTCCAATGGTGTAAATATTCATGCATGGAATGAACCGCAGTACCGGAGAGATGCTGGCGGGGACCGACCACATTCGCCAGTCGATTGTGGATATTTTAACGACCCCGCTTGGCACCCGCGTCATGTTGCCGGAATACGGCAGCAATCTTTTCAATCTCGTTGATAACCCCCAGGACCCCGCACTGGCGATGAAAATCATAATGGCCAGCGCCGGCGCGCTCGCGAAATGGGAGCCACGAATACGCGTAGACAGCGTCAACGTAACAGCGATCGACGTGGGGAAAATCACTATTTTAATTATTGCCACTGACGTCGAAACGCGCCGGCGGCTGGAATTTAATAATCTGGAGCTTGTATTTACGTGATTACGTCTACCGTTCAAAACTCGATAGTAAAAACTATCGATATGAGCCTGCTCCCGCCGCCTGATTTTGTGGAAACGCCGTTATTTTCCGACGTGAAAACCGCGTTAATCGCTGAATTACAGGAGCGTGATCCGGTATTTAACGCGCTGCTGGAATCAGATCCGGCGATGAAACTGCTCGAAATTGTCGCCTATTGGGAAATTATCGTTACGGCGCGCGTGAATCAGGGGCAACTGGCGGTCCTGCTGGCGTTCTCAAAAAACGACGACCTGACGCAACTCGGCGCGAACCTCGATTGCGAGCGTCTGTTAATTACGCCTGCTGACCCGGACGCTATCCCGCCAGTTGAGGCGGTTTACGAGAGTGACGACGAATACCGGCACCGTATACAGTTGTCCTGGTACGCGCGCAACACTGCCGGCAGCACGAACGCCTATAACTATTTCGCGTTGTCGAGTGATTCAGACGTGTTATCGGCGCAGGCGTACGGGCCGCCGGTGACGCAGCCGGGTTACGTTGACGTGTACGTATTATCCAGGACCGGTGACGGCACGCCGCCGCAAACGCTGCTGGATACCGTAAATGCGGCGTTATCGCCGGACGATACGCGGCCACTGACGGATTTTGTCACGGTAAAACCAGCGTCAAACCTGAATTACACGGTGGAGGCGATAATCGTTGCGGGGCTGGGGCCGGATCAAAACGTCCTGCTCAACGGCGCGCAGGCCGACCTCGAAACCTACGTCGCCAGCCAGCACAAAATCGGCGCTACAGCGGCGCTATCCGGTATCTACGACGCGATACACCGCGACGGCACAGAACGCGTGATTCTGGTATCTCCCACCGAGGATATTATCGCCGGCGTGGGCCAGGCTCCGTACTGTACCGGTATTAAATTAACCGTCCAGATGGGGTGATCATGACGACCCAGAGCATATTGCCCCCGAACGCAATCAGCGCCGAACGCGCGCTGGAGGCGGTTTTGTCGCACGCTGGCGACCTCCCTGGTGATATCCGGATTATCAAAAATCCCGATACCTGTCCGGTCGGCCTGCTCCCCTGGCTGGCGTGGGAATACGCGGTTACGTACTGGAATCCGGACTGGAGCGAGGCGCAGAAACGCGCGGTAATTAAAGCGGCGGCCTGGCAGAATAAACACCGTGGAACACGGGGCGCAGTTAACCGCGCGCTGCTGACCGTTGGATTTGAGAGCAAATTACTGGAGTGGTTCGAATCGTCGCCTGTGGATGACCCGTACACGTTCAAAATCAAAATCTACCTCATTAAAAATATGGGGCTGAACCTCGATTTATTTAACACGTTTATTGCGCAGATATTTGACGCGAAAAATTGCCGCTCGTTATTAAAGGAAATTAATTTCGAGGCTGAATTAGACGGCGAGTTTTTTATAGCTGGTGCACCTTACGCGAAAATAGGCGTAAATATCCCAGCAGACGGCGACGGCGGTGTAAAAATTAACGGCGGGCTATATATATCAGGCTCACCAATTGTTAGTTTAAATGTGGAGATAGGGCCAAATGGCTGAAAATAAAATTTACGCAGTACTGACAGACCGGGGGGCACAACTTGAGGCCGCGGCATTAGCATCAGGTGTGCCGGTAGTACTGAATAAATTCGTTATTGGTGACGCGAACGGAAACGACGACGTAACACCGGACCCGTCACGAACAGCATTAATTCACGAAACGTATCGCGGAGATATTAAATCGTCAGAAAATAGCGGCAATCAGGTTATTTTTACACTGTACGTACCACCGGAAACCGGCGGTTATACTATTCGTGAGGTTGGAATATTAACAGATAAAGGCGAGCTGTACTCTGTAGCACGCTCGCCGGATATTTTAAAACCCACGGACAGCAACGGCGCGCTGATTTCAATCACATATAAATACACTCTCGCGGTGTCCAGCACGTCTACTGTTAATGTTGTCATTGATAACAGTAGTGGAATGAGCCAGACAGATGCAGATAAGCGTTATTTGCAGATAAGCAAAAATTTATCTGAAATTAAAGATAAGGGCGCGGCGGCGCAACAAGCTGGGCGAGAAAATCTCGGGATTGATTTAAATAACTATTATAAAAAAGAAGAGATAGATGATAAATTTTCAGAAATGGATGATGATTTAAATAATATTAAACCAGTTATGACGGTGAATAATCTACAGCCAGATTTAAACGGCAACGTTAATGTCAATCCGGGATACGCAAAACTGGGTGGCGACGGAGCATTCAATTTAGTCGCTCTTTTCCCTCAAGGATCTGAACCAGATGCGACAAATAAAAGCATGCCGGGTTATCGGCTTTCCTCTGTGATATTTAAAGCTAACCCTGGTCTTGAAATTTTGGCAGACGGATATTTGTTTGGACTGTGGGAATTAATTGCTATTCCGTTAGTGACAACATCTAGCGGATACGAACTGAATGGTGGCGTTTCTGGTGCGGTAATGGCCAGGAGAATCCCTATTGGCGATATAAAAAAATTCAGCAATATAAAAAACCCCCATCATCCTCAGGGCCGTGGCGTGGTGGGAGGGTATGAAACTGCCTGCATAAACATTGAATGCGATATTGAGGGAGTTGGAACCGGACTAATATTCACGACAAATAATAATGATGTTGAGGAATACGGTCGTCAATTATATCAAAACGCAATAAGCGGTATGTACGGCACAGTAACAAACGGTTATCAAAGTTGATGGAGGTAATAAATGAGCACTAATTTTTTACACGGCGTACGCACGCTGGAATACGACGACGGAACGAAAGAGATCTCAACGGTCGATATTTCCGTTATCGGTATTGTCGGAACCGCTCCGGGCGCACAACTGGCGACTGATGCCACGCTGACTACCGGTGCTCAACTGTTAAATAATCGGCTGTTATTTACGGCGTTGGGGCAGGCGTCAGCCGGAAACGCCTGGGCGGTGCAGATTACAACAGGCACACCGGCTACAGCGCAATACGCGACCCAGCCAGACGGGTCCCGACACCTGTTAATCACAGCGCCTGAGACAGCGAAACCAGGCGATATTGTCGATCTCATTACAGAACTGAACGCAGACACGACTACGGGAGCGGTTCTTACCGTCTCAGCCGTTGACAACACCGGCACAATAACCGCCGTCCCGTTGTCGTATTTATCGGGAGGCAGTGACGAGCCATTCCCGCTAAATAAACCCGCTATTATTGCTGGTAGCACGAAAAAAGCGGCATGTCTCGGCTCGCTCGGTACGTTGCCGGCAGATGTCAGCGATATTTTAAATCAGGCTGACGCCATGATCGTCGTCGTTCGTGTCGCTGAGGGCAATGACGCAACAGAAACGCAGGCAAACGTGATTGCGGGATTGAACCAACTGGCGCTGAGCCGACAGCAGAACGATATTGCCCCGCGCATTATTATCGCCCCTGATTTCAGCGCAACGGATCCGGTTGCAGCTCAAATCGAAGTCGTGACGAACAGATTGCGCGGCGTGGGGTATATCGACAGCCCGATCGCCGCCACCCCAACTGACGTAGTCAGGCGTCGACAGAACTACGGCTCCCGTATTGAAATACTACGCCCGCGCGTATACACGACGAGTGATACGTCCGGAACGCCTCGTCCGTATTCAGCGATCGCCGCCGGCCACCGTTGCCGTATCGATAACGAAAACGGTTTCTGGTGGAGCAAATCAAACCAGGAGATTTACGGCGTAACCGGGCTGGAACAAATCGACGATTTCGAGATTGACAGCACGACGTGCACGGCAAACCAGCTCAATAAAAACCAGGTTAGTACAATTATTCGTTATAACGGGTTTCGGCACTGGGGTAACTACCTGTGCAGCACTGACCCACAGTGGGCGTTTGAGTGCGTTCGCCGTACTGCCGACGATATCGAGGATTCGATCGCTATTGCAATGATGGACGATTTTATTGATCGCCCAATCGATGCGCACCTCGGGAGTGATATTATTGAGACTGTAAACGGCTATATCCGCCAGCTCTACGAATTAGGAGCTATTAACGGCGGCAAGGCCTGGCTGGACAGCGAACTCAACACCAAAGAAAGCCTGGCGGCGGGTAAACTGTATATTAACGTTGAATTTGCGCCTAAATCGCCGTGTCAGACAATTACACTCACCTACCGCATTAATAACGACTACACCGTTGAAGAGTTTGCGTCGCTGCTGAAAGCGGCATAATTTCAGGAATAAAAAATATGGCTGATGCTAATGTTTACCGCGCCCACGCGCTATGGGTGCAGGGGCGGCGTATTTGTGCGTGCACCTCTTATACACCCGTTGATATGAAAATTATCGAGGATGAATTTAAAACAGGCGCGATGGATATGTCCATCACACTGGATGGCGGCATGGAAAGAATGAGCGCCAGCTTTAAAGTCACGGGGTCCGACGCGGATGTAATGAGTTATTTTGGTATTGTCTCCGGGGCGAAAACGCGCTTTGAAATTCGTACCGTATTTACTGATGGTTCCGGCAGTAATATTACTCAGGTTGACACGCTGGAGGGATTAATTACCGGAATCACGGACGACGAACAGGGAACGGATTCAAAATCAAGCGTCGGGCAGGCGGTAACAATTGCGCCCGCTTATTATAAGCGCACGCTGGACGGTAAGACGATTTATGAAATCCACCCGGTGAAAATGAAACGTATTATTAACGGTAATGACGTTCTTGCTGGCGTGGCAAGTGGTCTTAAAATTTATTAATTAAAAGGTGATTAAAATGGAAACTTTCCTCGACAGCATGATTATCCCGCTTTCCCGTCCGTACACTATTGATGGCGTGGAATATAGCGAACTAACAATGTATGAGCCCAAACTGCGGGATAAAATCTTATTCAGCAAAGATAAAGGCGACATCGAAGAAAAAAGCGCCCGCATGATGGCGCGATTACTTAATGTCAGCGAGCAGGCGCTTTACGATCTCCCGGCATGTGATTATTCGCGAATTGAAGAGGCATTTAATGAACTGGTAAAGACGCCGACCGAACGGAAACCGATATTCTCCTGATTATTCCGTTTATTTCCAGAAAAATGGGGATTCCACCCGATACGCAATTAAACATGCCGTATCGGGTGTTTAATTTTTACGTGAGAGAGTTAGTGAAAGAAAGTGGCTATTTCTCAAAATTTTAAAACACAGGTTGTATTTGGGGGTCGAATAGACCCCTCTTTTAAGCGCAGCAGCGAAGACCTGAAAGACGCGGTGAGGCAGACGAGCCAGGTTGTCGGCCAGTTAACAAAGCGCCAGGAAAAATTAAAGGGGCAGATCGCAGCGGCAAAACTTGCAGGGCGTGATGTTTCCAGTCTGACAAAACAATATCAAAAATTAGATCGACAAATTAAGGAGGTAAGCGCCGATCAGGAGAAGTTAAATAAACAAATGGCACGCCAGCAGCGGCTGGATAAATGGGCCGGGCGCGCCAAAGGTGCGGCGAAAGGGGCCGCCAGGTGGGGTGCGGGTAAAGCGATTGGCGGCGTTGGTTCATCGTTAAAATGGGGGGCGGCGGGCGCCGTGGGGGCCGCTATCGGTATTCCGGCGGCAGCACTGGCAATGAATGCCCAGACGGCTGAAAAATTAGGGCTGGCGCGCTCCTACGGTGTCGGGATCGACAAATACGCCGCGTGGGATAATATCGGCAAAATGGCCGGACTCAACGGCGAGAACGTCGGGGACTTAACCGAGGAACTGACAAATAAAATAGGGGAGGCAGGGAACGAGCAAACCGTTAACCCGATGCTTCTTCAAATTGGTCTCAGTAAAAAAATGATGCGCGGATGGAGTCGTGAAAAACAATTTGACGAAGTAATGAGCCGTCTTTCTAAAATGAAAGACGATAAAGTTGCGGCCAGCCTTGCGGATCAACTCATGGGTGGTGAGGCCAACAAAATCATGACATACATGCGCATTACCGGGAAAACCTGGGAAGAGACGATGGCGGAGGCGCAAAAATCTAACCTGTTGACGAAAGAGGGGGCGGAAGGAGCTGCGCGCGCGCATTTTGCTGTAACGAATTTATGGAGCGCTTTAACATCGGGGCTGGCTGATACTCTCGGTAAAGTAAGCAATGATTTAGCTCCGACATTTGACACTATGCGCGATGATGCGATCGCCTGGTTTAAGGACAATCAGGGGGCGTTGGTTGACAGTATTAAAACCTGGCTGAATCCGGAAAACCTGAAAAAACTCTGGGAAGGTGTGATCTCATTTGGCGAGGGGTGCGTAAAATTCGGCAAAATAATCTGGGAAATTGTTAAAAAGCTGGAGTGGATTCTTCCGGATGAAAATTCAGAAGCAGAAGAAAAGATTTACAATGACGCCTATAGTGCTGCATTAGATGAGGGAGTGAAAAACGGCTATGGTGTTGGCGATCCGACAGGAATGGCTGTGATGAATTATGCAAAGCTAAAAGCAGAAAAGGCGGTAGAAGATGCAAGAGAACAAAAGAAACAAGAAGAACAAGCCAAAGAAAATGAAAAGCTGGCTAGCGCCGGTGAAATAGCCGATGTTTATGGGCGATATACAATAGCGCCATCTCAAAATAATAAATTTGAAATTAATATTAATGCCGGACCGGGAACAGATCCGCAAGCAATAGGGAAAATGGCGTATGAGGGTGCGCAACAGGCGATGCGTGAGTCTCAATATAACTTGGGTTCCGGGGCTATGTGGGATACACCGTTAACTGTGGGGTAATGTATGACAACTTCAAACGGTGATAACCAGGAAATAATGATGGGGATTGGTGAGTCGTTTATATTCTCTATCTCTACGGCTGCATATAGTCAACTCCAGCGCAGTGACGAATGGCGCTGGGCTGAACAGACACGCTTCGGACAGAATGACGCATTACAGTTAACCGGTCGCCCCAATCCTGAAATAACGGTCACGGGTAAAATTCACGCTCTATTTATGGACGGCTGTGGTATCGGTCAACTGGATAAATTACGTTCTCTCGGTAATGCTGGCGACCCGCAGCAGATAGTGATGGGGACGGGAGAGGTTATGGGGTACTGGGTAATAAAGGCGCTCAGCGATAATCAAACCAAGTTTTTGACCGGGGGAGCGCCTAAATCTCAAGATTTTACGTTAAAACTAACCTATTATGGGGAGTCATTGGGGTGATGCGTTTGCCCCTGCTATGAAGAACATTCTCACTCCTTTTTTAATTGAATATGAATATATAATATCGTTTATTACTATGAAATCCTTGCCTTCTCCAAATTCTCTCCCAGCCATGTAGAATTTGAATTTTGTATTGTTTCTGTTATCGCTTTTTATGCTGGGGTCAATAGAGTAAGTCATGGCATATATTAAACTACGATATTCATCAGTTGCAGATGACAGCATGGGGTCATCTTCATTATCATATTGTATCGCGGAGATGAGTACGCCTTTTTTTCTATCGGGTTGTAAATCATTTGTAGGCATAGCTCACCGATTTTGGATGAATATAAATCTCTATCTTCGTTCTGTTTTGGGTAAGAGCAATTTACTGGATCAGTTGGTGAGTCTTTATTCATCTTTTCTAATGTCAGTCTTTCAATATCTTTTGCGCCTGCCATAGATGGATGTTTTTTGCATACTCTATTATTTTATCCTTCATATCTTCGGGTGAATAAAAAATTTCTGTAGCCGTAGCATTTAATCCTATTGTCATTAACAAAAATGCAAATATATATCTCATATCAATCCTTCCCAATTGGTGACTTATGTCTATTACATACACAACCAAAGACGGTGATCGTCTCGATCAAATCTGCCTGAAAGTATACGGGCGCACAGCGAAAACTACCGAGGAGGTACTATATCAGGTTATTAACTACGGAATAACCGATATATGTGCTGTTTTTCCTGCGGGGCAATTAATCACGTTACCAGATATTGCCCCTGAACCGACGAAAAAAGAAACTCAACTATGGGATTAGTGAATAAATCATATTCAGATATTGGCGATCAGGCATGGTTCCCAAACTTTTATATTTCTGTGGACAATACTGATATAACGGAAAGAGTCAGAAAAGGGCTCATTAGTATCACTCTTACTGACTACGGTGGCTCCAACAAACAGACCGACGAAATCCGGGTGACTATCGTCTCCGAAACGCTCCAGATCCCGGCGCGCGGGGTGACAGTGTCGCTGGGACTGGGGTTCGGTACGAATATTATTGATAAAGGTGTTTTTGTCGTGGATGGCGCCAGCAGCGGTGGCGAGCCGAGGGTTGTGGAGTTCACGGCGAAGGCGGCCCCTTTGAACGCTGCAAAGGGCGGCGCTACGGCACAGAGCAAAAAAACACGCTCCTGGACGGATCGCACTATTGGCGATATTGTCGCAAAAATTGCCAGCGAAAACGGACTCACGCCGCGTGTATCCACCCGGTTTGCCGACAGGGTAATTGAACAGATTGACCAGGTGAGCGAGTCCGATCTGAATTTACTGTCCCGCCTGGCGAACCGTTACGACGCTGTCAGCAAAATTTCGGGGGGCTACTGGATTTTTCTCCCCCGCGGTGCGGGCGAATCCGTCAGCGGCAAACCTCTCAAACAACACACCCTCACACGTACCGGTAGTTCGAGCTGGGGTTATTCCCGGAACGGGCGCAGCGGGGACAGCGGAGAATCGGCAGGGCCGACCTACGTTATCAAATACCACTCAACGGCAAACGGAGAGATCAAAGAGCTTCGGGCGGGCAGCGGAGGCGATCCGATTATCGAGTCGCCAGGCGTCGCTCCGTCGCTGGACGCCGCAAAAGAGATGCTGGCCGGGTTACAGGGTGGCAGTGAGAAAAAAGAATTCTCGTTTACACACACGTCCCCGGCCACGCCGGACCTGGTCGCCCTGACAGCCGAGTGCAGAATCACGACGTCTGGTTTTGGTTCGGTAGAGGACCGGGACTGGACCATTAATTCACTAAATATGACGCTGGCTGAAAATGGTTTTTCGGTTCGTCTTTCTCTGGAGTAGCTACGACGATGACGAAAATAGCAGGAATATACGCGAACGGATTCGGCGCTCCGGTCGCCGGCATTGAACTCATTCTCACCGCTCGCGCGACCAGCGCCGGCGTAATCATGACAACAACAGCGGCGCAGACTACCGGCGCGGACGGGTCATACGGTTTTGACGTACTCGCTGGCGTTTACGTTGTGACGGCCAACGGCGCTTACCTCGGTGTGATTACCGTTGGCACTGACAGCCCGGACGGAACGTTAAACGATTATCTGGCAGGATACGACCCCAGCGCGCTGACGCCTGAAATTGTGCAAACGGTTGAGGAACTGGTCAAAGAGGCGCAGGAGGCCGCCGCTGCGGCAGCAGGTAGCGCGGCAGCGGCGGCGGGCAGCGCCACGACAGCAGAGAAAGCCGCAGAACGTGCCGAAGCCGCCAGTACCGGCGCTTCGGTGGCAAGAGTTGACGAAGAAAACACTTTTATTAAACGTCAAAAATTTAACGACGGCATTGACGTTAAAATGGTTAGTTCAGTTTCAACGTTTGATAAAATAAAAATCACTGCGAGTTTCACTAGCACTGTATATAGTGAATTTGAGGGTGACGTTTTATTTGCCTATCGCACTAATAAGGGGGCTATAAAATCTTACTGCCCGCTGAGTATGATGAATAATCAGCGTATAAAATTATATTCCTCTGGAGAGCGATCTTTTTCTGGAATTGAATTTTACCGCCCAGGGCTATCGGCCGTTCAAGGTGCTATTTATCCTAACACCTATAAATCTCGGCTTGAGCTGTGGCATGAAACCTTGCCAGGGCTTGAAATTAATCTTCCGAACGCAGAGCCGGACGGGCTGAAATTCATTGGTAATGACGGGGTGGAGCAGACGATATATCACAGCGGCTACCTTCCCCCAGCCGCATCAGTTGCCGCCGAGTTGCCCACAGGCGGCGTGAGACAACCGCAATTTTTCTTTGATGAGGCGGCGGGGCAGCTCTATTTTCTCTACGAGGCTAAAAAATACGCCGTTACGCTGATTCCGGCGTAGAAAATCAGTGTGTTTTTTTTGTAATTGACGGCGATTATGGCGATGTGTCGGTCGGAATATGCAGGCTGATTTTTCGTCTGCTTGAGGCGATTTGCGTAAAGAGTGGTGCGCACCGTAAAAACTACAAATCATTCGAGGCTGATTTTCCACCCGGCACGCCCGGTTGTAAACAGGGACGTTTCAGATCTGGAAAGCGCCTCGCAAAACTGGCCTGCACACCCCAAAATCTTTCCTAACATAACATTACTGAACCCGCGTGGAATCTGGGGTTAGAAAGTTAACAATGTTAGGAAAAAGTTGACTAACCTTATGATTTTTAAATGTTAAAGCAGGGATTTAAAATCCCTCGGCGTTCGCGCTATGCGGGTTCAAGTCCCGCTCCGGGTACCATGGGAAAGACAAGAATAATCAAAGCAATAAGCAGTGTCGTGAAACCACCTACGGGTGGTTTTTTTGTGCCTTCAATTTGTATGCCGACCGCGAGCGTGAACTTTCCAGCGCGATACACAGTAAAAACATCGGTAGCGGCATTTCTGCCAGTACAACAGTTATGTGCTACCGACCCGCAAGAACTTATGGCTGGTAAATACTAAACGTCGGGTAAATCAGCCGATAAAATCCATTAATCTGTATAAAAAATGCTGATATGTTTTATGCCTGCTTTATAAAGTGAGTAGGTCTGCCAGTGAAATATACCGATAATGCAAAATTATTTATTAGCTTCATTAATATTGGGATTGTAGGTTGTGCTTTGCTACTTTTTTTATTTTGTATGAGCCTGAGAGTGCAATCGTAACCTACTCTCTTCCCGGTGAGCTTTCCTCTTCGACATGTGATGCGCGTAATTTTATTGGCTACGTCGATGAAAATGACTTTGCAGAGTATATAAAAAAAGTAGAACTGACGCGCTACAGTATGTATTGTCTGAAAAAAACAGGGGCGGGCCAGTGGAGTATTTATGCAAATTAAACGAGTATATAACTGTTCAGGGGGTGTTTTCTGCACAATTTAATTAAAGGTAGATAGCGAACTAATATTCATCACAAGGTAATGTGATCCGCTTCATGCTTTAATCACGTTTTGCAATATTGTCTTAATAACAGGTCAACTACAGATAATTTCGGGTTTTCGTGAATGGCGGTTTTGGTCAGTCTCTATATTATGCTTTCCCCGCTTTACGGAGATGATGATGCAAAAGAAAACCTGGGCCGTTTTATTGATACCATTGTGCCTCACCGCTTGCCACCAGACGACCAACCGATCAACAGCCAAAGATGAAATTCTCACAGGGAGCTATATTGACCCGACAAAAACACGCTTTCCGTTAGCGGATTATTCACAGTCGGTTGATAAATGGATACCTCCGGACTCGGCTGATTACACTATTCCGGTTATTGATAGTGCTACCCAACAACGCTACTTTAGCGCACTAAAATCTCATTATTTTGGAATGGACAGTGAAGCGCACTCGCCGTGGAATGGTTTTTATATTACCGCATTGCTGAAAAAAAACGCAGCACAGGCCCGGGATGCCAGTATTAAGCAGTTTCTTAGCGACGGCAGTGCTTATTGGGGGGAAAACTTCAGACTTTATACCTCTCGCTGGAAAGAGGAGGTTAGAGGGAATACGGATACGCAGATTGACAATATCTATCATGCCTCCCGGCGAGGTATTATGGTCAGAGAAAGTTTAGTCAGAGCGCTGCCAACGGACGACCCGCTCTTTAACGATCCCCGTCAGGCGGGCGAGGGGTACCCGTTTGATAATTTACAAATGTCTTCGCTGCGTCCCGGTACGCCGGTCTATACGCTGACGAAGAGCAAAGACCAACGCTGGCAATATGTCGTTTCACCAGCGGTAACTGGCTGGGTTCATAGTGAAGATATTGCCAGTACGGATCAGAAATTTATAACACAGTGGGTTTTGCTTGCTCATAAGCAACTGGGGGCATTTATCAACGCGCCGGTTTCTGTTCATGCCGCAGGCGTCTATTATTTCACCGGGCGCCCGGGCACTATTTTACCGTTCCGACATCAACGGGCGGGCCAGTTCCTGATTGCGGCGCCAGTTCGCGGCAGCAACGATCGCGCGTTTATCCATTGGGTCTGGCTAAGCGGTAACGAGTTTACGGCTATGCCGTGGAAAATGACGCCGGAAAATATCGCCGTGCTAATGAAAGCAATGCACGGCGCCCCCTACGGTTGGGGAAATTTTAACTTTTATAATGATTGTTCAGCCGAAGTCCGCAGCCTGTTAATGCCGTTTGGCATATTCCTGCCCAGACATTCATCCGCGCAGGTAGAGGCTGCTGGACGGGTGGTCGATCTTAGTCATAAAAGTCCCCAAATGCGGATCGATTATCTCACCAGATACGGAAAACCGTTTACTACGCTGGTCTATATTCCAGGGCATATTATGCTGTATATCGGTAACACAACCATGAATGGGCAGGTCGTACCGATGACTTATCAGAATATCTGGGGATTGCGCCCAAACCATGCTAATAGCCGGAGCATTATCGGTGAGGCGGTATTTTTGCCGTTACTGCGTTTTTATCCTGAAAATCCTGAGCTGATATCGCTGGCTGGTAAGGTTCTGTTTAAGCTTGGTTATATAGAATAGGTTGACAAGCTGTGTTATCGCGGAAGACATGATTAAGGCAGCCGTGCGCGTGGATATAAAGAGAGTATCCCTGTAAACTGTGTCTGAAAAAAGTATGCGCTATAGTGCGGGCTGTTTATTTGAAATACTATCTGGAGCTGATTCTGGATGTGATTATGTGCCTCACACATTGAAGTGAGAGTTATTGTTGGCGGTATCTGGCTGGAGGCTGGGTGGTAAAAAGACGTAATTTATTGCATTTTAATAACGGTGCCCGGTCAGAGCGCGATCTTGGGGATCTGGTCACTAAAGTTTTTGAGAAAGCGGCGAAAAAAGAACCGCAACCGCTATACACATTTAGCCTGCCGTTGCTGAGTGTGCAGGATGAGATCCGTGTTTACTGTAAGAAAAAAATATCAAAATAGGGTACGATACGCTGTTTATGGAAATAACCTTTTCTGCTGACAGAGAAGCGGTAGACGAACTCATTAAACAC